GATACCCCGGCGACCCTCCTGCGGCACAGTACTCGATGGTCGTGTCGCTCGGACAGATACGCGGATCTGATCATCAGGATGTGTCGCCATCGCTAATACCCCATCAGATCAGCGAGATCAGAGCTCAGAGCGTGACGGACCGCAGCTCGATGCTCTCGTAGCGCATGTCGTATCTCCTCAGCCACGCGCAGCACCTCGAGCGCCGCCTCCACCTCATACGGATCACAACTCACGTAGTGCATGATGTCTCCTCCTCAGTATCCTCACCACCGATCGCCCAGGTTGACGATAGATGCTCAGGCCAAAACAAAATAGACTCACCTGCCCTAGCTGAGCGATTGAGCTGGCTACTAAGCTCGCGGGCAACCTCCTCCGTGAGATTGCTGATCATCGCCCATTGCTTGCCACGATGCTCGACCATGACTTGCCATAATGGGCGCATAGATGCAGTCCTGCAAACAAAAAACGGTGACCATGGATGACAGTTCAGCGGCAGCATGCCCGCAGAGATCCCCGACTGCAACGAGCAGCAAGGGCCATGGTCACCGTTGGCTCAAATAGTCTCCATGCCTTCTGGTATAGCAATCATGTCATAAACGTATTGCAGGCAGTGCAGAAAGTCGTACGCTCTCGATCGCTCCCAAAACCTATTGACATTGTCGTACAATGTGTATTTCACAAAGTTGTGATCGTAGGTTAGTCTTTTAACGTCAAACCAATACAGAGTGTTATCCTCGATCACTACTTGCTCGTCATTAAACTTAATAGCCCATACTCCAAAAGACTTGTGAATCTTCCAACCTTCGTCAGTGTCATCCCGTTCGATCATGTCAACCGGAAAAATAATCGTGCCCGACTTCCGCCTGTTACATGTGACACAAGCTGCAACAAGGTTACAAGGATTGTCGCTGCCGTTACGTGAACGCGGAATTACGTGATCGACTTCGAGTTTTTCCGATCCTGGCCGTGAGCCGCAGTATCGGCATGTAAAGTTGTCTCGATAGAGGATCTTGAACTTATCGCCACACTCAATCCCCATAAAGATCCTCCCGCTCCATCTCAACGTCGCCGTTGGTTTCGCGCCAACACGCGCGACAAAGACCATCGGCGATCATGACTCGCTGAGCGCCACAGTTGGCGCAGGAGTCCTTGTGGTCAATCCATGGGTCTGTCATCTATTCTCTCCATGTTCAAAACGAGCGCCTCGAGCTTTACGATAAGCGTTTCTTGTATTTATTACCTGTCCGCGTTCTATTGGAACTGTAAGCTCTAAGCAATTGTTTGAAAAACATGATTTTAAACTGTTATTATCAAATGCACTGCTGTTTGAATTCCATCCAATTAAATCTTTTGATACATTATCTTGAATTACTAAACTTATTGGATCGTCAGACGTTTCTGCATCATCATCTATAAACACAAAGTTTTTATTCATTTTTGGATAAAAACGCATAAAATTTTTCCATAGACCTGAACTATGTCTAATTATCCCAAAATAATTAACTGTATCAGGATTTGGAATATTTCCTAGAATAACAAATCCACCTTCATCAATATCATAAGAATTTGTAAAATATGGCATTGGGCAATAATAGTCTAAAAAATCTTCTGCCAAATTTGCCCATTCTTCAAAATCACTATTTCCTTTAACCTCAATGTATAATTTAGAATCTGGAAGATAGAAGTCTGGCAAATACATGATTTTTTTATCATCATACATTTCCTTTTCATAACCTTGTGGCTCGTATTCCCATTTAATTTCTAAAGCGTCAAAGAAAACAGCCCATCGGGCTTCAAGCCTACTTCTAAACCTGTAGCCCTTGTATGTGGTTTCAATTGCTGAAATAGACATTTATACTCCTTTGCAAACTCGTAACATCTCACGCCCGAGCCTCGATGCTCGGCTAGTACCCGGCACAGTTGGCACTGTGTTTCTGTACGCGTGAAAGCGATGAGTGACTGGGTACTCATCGCACCTGGGAAGCCTCAGCGCTGAGACGCTGCCAGTCCTCCAGGCATATCGATGTGCGTGCCGGATCGAGGTGGACCAAGTCCGGCATCAGACTCCTCCGTGAGTCTCTGATCCCGTAAGCACAGGCTCAGAACGGCATGTCCACTGCCGTGAGCGTCAGCCATGACGCTGTCTCTGGTATATAGCAGTTGATCTCGCTCGGCGAGGTGCCCGAAACCACTAGCTGACGGATAGCTGAGACCTGCATCTCGTGCGTCTCAGGATCTTGGCCAATCTGAACAAAAGCAAAGCACGATTGGCGCTTGTAGTCTGCTGCTGTGACGACCGGCACCTTAACAACTGGCGGAGCCGGTGGCGCAACCGCTGGTCGTCGAGGAGCACTATGCCCAAGCTCGTTTGTCGGTAATGGCGCAGTACGCGGACCAGGAGTGAACGCGGGAGCTTGCGCTGACGTAACATTGGCCAGCGGTATCGCTGGATCCTCGATCGGGATTGCTCGCATTACTCGTGTGCGACTACCGCTCTTGTTAAAGTCAACGAAGATCTTGAAGCACTTTCCGATCAAAGCGTCAGCGTCAAACTCCTCGCCAGCAGCAAACGCTCGCCCAAGCATCGAGCGCATAAGTACACCGAGACCGTTCTGCGACTTAAGCACGCACGGCGTGAATGCAGTGCCTCGCTGTCCCTTACGTGGCCCGAGCAATACCTCGTACTCCCACGCAAGCGATGAGCCCCAATCAGGGTGTAGCTCACTCGGTGGCAGTGTCTTTACCTCGATTAACCTCGAGCTGTACTCGCCCGCAGGCAAGTCTTCGCGTACATCACTCTGCGCAACCAATTTCATGTGTCAAACTCCAGCTATCGTGTAACGGTGAATATCACCTCTCGTACCCGTACCCGTCCGACGCAGAACACCTGCATCGACCATCCTCGCTAGGTGGCTCTCGATTGTCTGCCGGGTTCGCCCCATGGCAGTAGCGATCTCGTAATGCGACATCGGCTCACCGACTGCCAGCATGTGCGTGATCGCTGTATGGATCCCGCGCGCCTCGGCGTCTCGCAGCGATCCGCATACCGTATATCCCTCATCGCCAAGCTCGATGACCAGCTCCACTGGCGTTTGGCGAAACCTGCTATTGCTGCGCAGGGTGCGCTGACGGCAATCGACATCGTCTGGATTAGTGCGGCTTAGCTCAAACGTCACCTCAGGCCATGCCATGAGCGCAGAAGACCCGCGAGCGCCAGTGCCTTCAGGACCGCCACCTTTTTTCAAATGGTGGATGACCACGATCGCAACTCCGGTCTCCATAAGTCGCCATAATGGCAGCAGCGCATCATCTATCTCCGTGGCGTTGTTCTCGTCACGCAAAGGCATATTGCGCATTAACGTATCGACAATCAGTAAGTCCGCTCGATGATCGATGCAATCTCTGACCGTAGCAGCAACCCACTCTCGCCACTCGACCATCGTCGGACGGCTCGTGAACGGTCGCACATACCATGCGACATGGTCGCCAATGCCGATGATGTCGGCGCGTTCTGCAATCGTCGGCCCGTCCTCCTCGGTCAGCACCAATACTCGAGCTGGCTGAGTGGTCAGGCCTAAGAATTCACCACCATCTTGTAGAGAGCGCAGAAGGTGGCTTATCAAGGTCGTCTTGCCTACCTTTGGGTGCGCGGATATCATCGTTGCCGCGCCGCGCCTGATGCACCCGTACCAGATCCAATTCATCGCAGGATCAGTCCTCGGTAGCTCTGATGTGAGCAGGTATCGTCGCTCACGTCCGTCTGGATGTCGGCGCACTGGATCTGGCGTAGATTGGCTCACGACCGGATCCTCGACTGCTGATGACGTGGCCGTGGCGGGAGGGCTGACCCTGAGCGTAGCGGTGACCTGCTCAGAGCGATAACCATCCCGCCACAGCGCACGGGCGCAGTCGCCGTAGTCACCGGCGTGACGCATGGCAGTGCGAGCAGCGAATAGGCTGTAGGCTCGACCTGCCTCGAGATGCGAGGCACTGCTCGAAAACACGTACATCAGCGGCTCGGCTTTATCGTTTCGGCAATGACCGACCGTTGCGCTAATGCCGTCCCTCTTGCCCGGTCGCCTCCAGTACTGACTCTCCCCTCGTGTCGAGACCAGCGTCCATCCCGCCTCGGTCAGCAGCGTGTCCCAACTGCCGCGAGAATTGTACACTTGGCCGGGAGCGTCAGTCTCTGATCCTGCTCCTGGTACTCGTGTCACCGGGTCGGCGCGCTGCGCAGGCGGTACGTGAGCGTGCTGGCTCTGTGCGATCGTCAGGATCTGGTGAACATGTGGAGCTGACCAGAGCGCTCTAGACTCAGGATCGATGTAGCGATCCCATCGATATAGGATCCCGGTAGGGTGGACATGCTCAGGACTACCAGCAGCGACAATGTAGTGCCCCTGCCCGCGAGTCTCGATCAGCACATTGCCCGCCGCCGTCCGAGCCAACACAGTACCCGGTGGTGTGTTGTAGTCGAGGTGCATCAGCAGGTGACGACCACCCGATGGTGTGATGCTCAGGCTGCTGGTCTCGATCATGTCAACTAGATGCTGATCTGCACCGAGTCGGACAGTGTCCAGCAGGCGCAGCCATGCGTCCTCGCTCTCGACATCGAGTACCAGCAACTGGTTGCTCACGTGACCACAGACAATACCGATGCCGTGCCCTGATGACGATGTGTACCACTGCTGGATCGTCTGCTCGTCGGCACGATGCAGCATGTACGGTGCCCATGCTATGGCTGGCTTTTTTGCCCGCGCCACCGGGATGATGCTGTACCCGTCACGCAGCAATAGCTGCGCTGATGCCAATGTCTCAATCGTCATGTTGGTGTTGCCTCGTCCGTGAGTGGTCCCTGATATCGCCTAATCCCAATCTCAGGGCTCGCCATAATCCTGAGTCGTGCCGATGATGAGTCGAGCCGTGCCAGCGTCACTACAGCCAGCACGACAACCTCGTCACCTTTTTGGACGGTGAGCACCACGTGCTCCCCCTCTTTTCGCGTCAACGTCAATCCGCGCATCCTTGCGTCTCCGTAATTTGCCTAGTGCAGTCCGTGCCTTTTTTTCTTCTTGGACGCTGGCCACGTGCACCTGCCAGAATCCCCGCTCATCACGATCAGCGCGCAACTGCCGAGCGGTAATGAGATAGTTGACCCAGCGAATCGAGCAGCCCAACTCTTTGGCCGCCGTTGCTGTTGATGTTGTTATCGCCTTACGTGCCATTAAAACTCCAAAAAAACAGGGGCAGCGGGACCGCACAAAGAAGTCAACATCACATTCCCCGCCGCTGATATGTCGTAGTGGTTCTCTTTGCGCTACGACATATTTTGCATAGGGACGACCCCGCTGCCCGTGTACGTGTCAGTCGCAGATTACGACTGAGTTTGCGCCTTCCCATGGTGTCCACACAATCCAGCGACCATCGGCAAGACAAACCAGATCGCAACCATCAGTACTCTCAGCCATGTCGTTTGTTCTAACGCCGATACGGCGCAAACGACCCTCGATAATGTCGTGGCAGTTAGTGCCCCAACGGGTTGCGTCTGCAATTGCTTGCGATACACACCTAATGATTTGACGGTCGCTGATCTGGTTGATAGTGCTCATGTCTGGCTCCGTGTCTCGTGTCACTTGTCGTGTCGAGCGATGTGCCCGACACCAGAACAATACTTCCAGTGCCGGAACCTGTCAACTAGAATTCTAGCGATTGGCAAAGATTGTCACCGAAGTGTTTGCCGTGTTGTAACTTACGCTCGCAGAAATTTGCGTACCCGCGCAGCCGCACGCAAAAAATATGAGCGGTATTGACAGAATGATCCGGTATCGCATGTCTGATCCTCCTGCGGATATGATCGACAATAGATCCCGTCGTCATGAGGACATCCGATGGAGACCGTAGGGACACGTCGCGCGGCTGAGATCCTAGGGGTATCACCTCGATATGTCCGTGCTCTTGTCGAGCTG